CTACTAATAATTTTGCACACTTTGCAGAATACTTTCGAGTTGACTTAGATCAAAAAGAAATTTCTTATATTCTTAAAAAGTCTATTAAAGATAATATCAAAGATAAAGATCTTGTAAAGCAATATCTCTCTGTTCCTGATTACTATTTTACAACAATGAATAGTTTACACTGTGCAATAATAGTCTGGAAAGAAAAAGGTTTTGATCTTCCTGAAATATATAACTTTGATAAGTCTACTAAAATGTTTTACGATGGATTAAATAAAGCAGTTAAAAAGAAAGTATCTGAATTTGAAAAGATTAAAATGCCAAAGAAAACTCCGGCAGATGTCTTAAAGCAAAAGAAACATGAACTCATCAGTTCTATTGAAGAGATACTTGATACTGAAGAATATAGCATAGAGTATTCACCATATGATGAATTACAAAAAGATGGCCATGCACAATCTACTGCAAGAGCAATCATAGATTATTATAATCCTGTATTAGAAGAAGCAAAGGAGCTAGTACATAAGAAGACTCCTGATCTTGTAGAAGGTTACTCGCATATGCCAGTACCTACACGTAAGAAGTATCTTGAGTTCCTACAACATATTATCGATGATACTACTCGTTTTGTAATGGCAAAGAAAGCAACACGTAAGACTTCAAAGCCACGTACTAAATCTGCATATGCTCAGGTATCTAAACTACAATACTTGAAAGAATCAAAAGAATTTAAAGTCACATCGATCGATCCACTACTCATAGTCGGAGCTCGTGTGGTCTGGGCATTCAACACTAAATACAAACAACTTACAGAATTTGTAAGTAGAGCAAGAGATGGTTTTGAAGTAAAGGGTACATCACTACAGATGACTGATCCTGCACTATCGCGTAAGATAACATTACGTAAGCCATTAGAGTTCTTGCCTATCATACAAAGTAAAACACAGAAGCAAATCAGTGTTGCATATAGCCAATTAACAACGAAACAAAGTCTACGATCAGATGGACGTATAAATAAGGATACATTAATAATGAGAGTATTTGATAAATGATAGATGATGAAACATTCTTGAATAAACCAAATTTCACTAAAATGGTTGAAAACAAAGTACTAGATACAAAACAATCTTATATAGATGCTGTAATAGATCTTTGTGATAAACTAGATATTGATCCGAGTGATTCGAAGAAATTCATATCACCGGTCATACAAGGTAAGATTGAAGCAGAGGCAATGACGCTCAATCTTATTCCACGACAAAATACATTGTCATTCGACTAATATAATTGTTTACATTTCAGTAATAATATGTTATAATAATTTTATACTTCAGCACATACAAGGAAAATACATGAGCTTTCAAAATTTAAAAAGAAATAAAGATTTAATATCTAAACTAGTCAACGAAGCCGAGAAAGTCGGTGGAGGTGGCGATAATAAAAACAAATACGGTGATGATCGTGTTTGGAAACCAACAGTCGATAAGGCTGGTAATGGTTATGCCGAATTCAGATTTCTACCTGCGCCAGAAGGTGAAGACTTACCATGGGTACGTTATTGGGATCATGGATTTAAAGGCCCAACTGGTCAATGGTACATCGAAAAATCACTTACTTCAATCGGACAACAAGATCCGGTAGGTGAACTCAACTCCACATTGTGGAACTCTGGACATGATGAAGATAAAGAGACTGCACGTCGACAGAAACGTAGACTGCATTATGTATCTAATATCTACATTGTATCTGATCCTGGTAATCCAGCAAATAATGGTAAAGTATTCTTATATCAATATGGTAAGAAAATCTTTGACAAAATCATGGATGTAATGCAACCTTCATTCCAAGATGAAACTCCGATGAATCCATTTGATTTCTGGGAAGGTGGTAACTTCAAACTGAAAATACGTCAGGTTGAAGGCTATCGTAACTATGACAAGTCAGAGTTTGCAAGTGCATCTGTACTATATGAAGATGAAGCTAAGTTGGAAACTATCTATAATATGATGCATCCAATCGGTGAGTGGGCAGATCCTGCTAACTATAAATCATATGATGAGTTGAAAAAGAAACTTGATATGATTCTTGCACGAACATCGACACCTACGATGGCACAGCAATCACAACTCGGTGAAGAGACTGCTGCTGCTCCAATGAAAGAGATGCAAGCACCAGTCACGGCTGCTGAAATGCCAGCGGCTGATGAGGATGATGACACCTTAAGCTACTTTGCAAAAATAGCAAACGGTTAATAATAAAAGAAAGCCCTCTTTTTTAAGGGGGCTTTTTTAATAAACTTTACCTCCACCAGCACCCATCAAAAGAGAATTCCATCTTACTAATCGTGGATCTATAGCCGTATCTAAACTATTTACTTTTTGATTACCTGCTACTACTACCATATTATTACCGCGTTCCTCATTCCTCTTGTCTATTGCTGCAGCACTTACTGCGGCCAATCTAGCTATTGCACGTGCATTTGAAGCGATCATTTTAATAGCTAATTCTAAATTCTGCTCATTTCTTCCAAACGTACTTAGTGAACCAAAAGGTCCAGGTTGAGCACTATTACCACTTGTCGAAATCATAGGATTCGATAGATCGGCACGCATCCCGATGGTATCCGCGTCCGACGCTGCACCGACTATGGCCGCGAGTTTAGCTCGTTGTTTAAACAATTTAAAAAATCGAGAATTTTTAGGGAATGGATTTAATGCATCATTTTTACCTGTATAAGTTTGACCAGCAAACTTACCTGCCTCATAAGTGAAATCATCTTCTGTCATGCCTCCCAAACCTCGAAGTCCAATACCCTGTGCCCTGGCTCTTCGTAAAATTTTAGCCATTGCCTCATTATTTAAAGATTGTGCCAGGTTGGTTGGATTAGTTTCAAGGGCTTTTCTGTCTATGAAGCGAAGCCTAGCCTCTTCTTCAGGTGATAAACCTTCTTCAAATTTTTTAATTCGAAGCTCAAGCTGCTTAGCTTTTATGTCGTTCTCAAACTCTTCTTGAGTCTTTGTTAAATTCTTAATAATATAATTCATACCCATAGTCGCTAACACAGCTATTGCTGCTATAAGAGCTGCATAAGGTCCACCTATCATACCAGCTATAACAACTGCATTCATTCCTACACTTGCTATTTTTGCAAGATCTTCATCACCTGTTAATGTTTCTATTTGAGCACCAATAGCTGTGCCTAACGCCGGTAACATTAATGCTAAACCTAATCTTGCACCCATAGCTTTTCTAAATAAACCTCCAAATCTAGGTTTTACTTTTGCCCCGCTTGGTCCTCCTTTAGGAGAACCAGTAAATGCTTGACGAATAGCTCCTGTTAATAAACCAAGACCAAAGAAAGAAGCAATTATACCACCTAATCCCGCTAGGTTTTCTAATGTAAAATTGTCAGCAAAGGCTTGCATAAATTTATTTTCAAACTGACCTTTTAATATTTTCTCTTTTAACTTAATACGATTTTTTTCATCAAACATACTTAATGCAAGATCTTTAAGTAATAAACCTAAAAACACAGCTGCTCCAAATTGCTTATTAACAAGAAAGGCTAACATACCAATTTGTAAATTTGTCATAAATGACGCAGTAATTTCCTCTTGTTGCTTTTCAGTAAAGAAAATGTCTTTAGGATCTAACATCTCAAATACTTTGTCAATAGCTCCTACACCAAAAGCTCGTATAAGACCTACTGCAATAGCACCTAATACTAGTTTACCAGTAATTACTCCTGCAATTGACGACAATAATGCTACACCAGCTGCTCCTGCAAATATTGCTCCTACAATTCTAGAACCTATTCCTAATAGACTACCTAAACCACTGCCTTTCATGAATCCTGATTTGAATCCACCACCTCCTGATCCTTTTACAGGTTGAGCAGTTGCTTTTGTTGACTTGCCTTTTTCTCTTCCGGCTTCAAGCCTATCACCAAAACTAGATTGTTGTCCAGTAACAAATGCGGTTATCATCGCCGCAGTTCTATTTTGCCCCTTAACATTTTGTACTAAGAGTTCATTTGTTGACTGTATACCTTTTACAACATCTGATAATGTGGC